GCCGGAGTCTTTTATGTTACGCCCCAAACGTCGCCGCTGGGTTAATGAAAAGTACACGCGCTGGGTTAAGACGCAGCCGTGTGCATGTTGTGGAAAGCCTGCTGATGATCCCCACCACCTGATAGGCCACGGTCAGGGGGGAATGGGTACAAAAGCGCATGACCTCTTCGTGCTGCCTTTGTGCAGAAAGCATCACGACGAGCTGCATGCGGATACCGTGGCATTTGAAGAGAAGTATGGCTCCCAGCTGGAGCTGATATTTCGTTTTATCGATCGTGCGCTGGCAATAGGCGTGCTGGCCTGATTTTGTGGAGAAAGTTGATGCGTGATATTCAAATGGTTCTTGAACGTTGGGGGGCATGGGTGGCAAATAATCACGAGGATGTGGAATGGTCATCTGTTGCTGCAGGTTTTAAGGGATTAATTCCTTCGAAAGTAAAATCCCGCCCGCAATGTAGCGATGACGATGGCCTGATCATTAGCTCTGCGATGACAGTTCTTAAGAAAAAGGAACCGTATCAATACGAATTACTGGAAATGTATTATGTGTATGGGGTTACATTACGGGTGTTGGGGGTAAAACTGGGGATATCACTTAATCAGGTTGTTATCAGACTGCAGAAAGCTGAAGGGTTTATTGACGGTTGTCTGGCAATGTTGGGGGTATCTTTAGAAATTGATTGTTACATATAGTAATAAATTCAATCAAAGTAAATAATCATATTTTATTATAACCTCCTGATGATACCTGTTCATTGGGAGGTTATTATGGATAAAAATGTAGAGCATGTATTAGTTGATGCAATTGAAAATAAGCAATCTTTAACAGTCGTTTACTTAGGAGGGAGCCAGCCCGGAACATTAAGGAATATTTCTCCGATTAGTATAAATGGGGATAAATTGCGGGCAAGATGCCATAGTTCTGGAGCAGTAAAGGTTTTCAATCTTGGGAAAATACAGTTACCCAGTGACTCCTGCGCGGTATCTATGCACTATGGAGATTTAGAAGTTAAAGCTTATGAGACGATGCAGAGCGTAAATGACAACTTTCATGCCCTTTATCCTGAAGGACGATGGGGTGTTGATTTTAATGAGCATCGCTTTGCTTTATTTGATTTTTTTAAAAACGGGAAACGAAAAAAAACGGCATTTATGGCAATTGAGTTCAGGGAAAGAGATGAAGAGAAAATAATAACAGGTGTAACAATTGATATTGGTATATCTGGAACAGTGATTTCTGAGAAGTCCCGAATCCCAAAAAGACGACCATGGGTAGTGGTTGGTCCCGAACACGGAGAATACAGTACTTATTCAACTTTGGACAAGGCTGCTACAGCGTTTTTTGAGAGGCTTTCGTTGATAGCATCCGGCCTGGAAGATAATTGATTTTATGTTTGGTATTCAGAGTTCGCCGTGCTTAAGAAAGTCAAGATTCTAAAAATACTGAATGAGCTACTTGTGTTATAACAAAAATGCTATTAGTGTGTTAAGAGTGGTTACTTCGCCACACAACTTAAACCCGCCACTGAGCGGGTTTTTTGTACCTGTAAACTTGGTGCAGTACAGTAAACACGCTGGTGGTCGTGAATACTGGCTTTTTATCTTGCTGGCTTTTTAGACAAGAGTTATTGGTATGTCACGTTAACCGGAAAGGGTAAAAAGACATGCTGAAACAGCAGGATATGACAGAAACCGCCAGAGTTGTGTTTGATGAATTAAGCGTTACCGAACCGGCGACAGTCGGGGAGATTGCGCAGAATACTTACCTTTCACGCGAACGCTGCCAGTTAATACTGACCCAGCTTGTTATGGCGGGTCTGGCAGACTATCAGTGCGGTTGTTACAGACGCCTTCAGTCCTGAAGGCTTTTTATTTGTGGTGAATGGGCGGCTGGTGGGGGGGCGACACCTGTCAGTCCTTTGCTTATGTGTTGATGATAATTTACCTTTTGGGGCTATAATTGAGCTAACCAATTGCTAATGAAAGTAAAATTATAATGGCTGTTGTCTGTTCAGTTATCATGGTTTGCTCCCCAATTAATATTTTTCTTGAAAAGGATACGTTGTCACTTAAGCCAGGCTCAGTTGTTCTGGCCACCAAATGCATCAGGGAGCTTTTCCTTATGCATTATGGCAAAGTTAAAATTGTCGATATAAGCGAATCCGTCGTAAGTCAATATCTGGAAAGTCAGCATAAGCTGACGAGGACTCGTCTGACTGACATTCCGCTTTACCTGTTGCTGGAACCCAACAATCCTGCGTTGGCTGCGGCTTTAATTACCAGCCAGGGATTTTCCGGAGAGGCCACGGATATGTTTCTTATGATGGCCTGCCTGTCTCTGTTTGAAACAGATGAACGGATGTCATTGTTTTTAAGTGGATGTTTATCCAGCATAAGTGCCAAAGTCAGGGCGATAATTCAGACAGATATATCAGCAAGCTGGACGCTTGGTGCGATTGCTCTACAGTTGCATATGAGTGAGAGTTTGTTAAAGACAAAACTGAAAAATGAAGGGGGCATGTTCAGTCGCTTGTTGCTGGAAGAGCGGATGCGTGTTGCTGTAAATATGTTATGTTCCCGGCATGGACAGGCTATAGCAGAAAAATGCGGTTATTCAAGCAGGTCCTACTTTATTTCTGTATTTCACCGCTATTATGGCTTCCCGCCAGACAGATATGTATCCAGGCAAGGGCTTGATTATTGATTTTCATCTGATTATTATTTTTTGGCTCGGCCCTTTAGCTCAGTGGTGAGAGCGAGCGATTCATAATCGCCAGGTCGCTGGTTCAAATCCAGCAAGGGCCACCATCACATACCGCCATTAGCTCATCAGGATAGAGCGCCAGCCTTCGAAGCTGGTTGCGCGGGGTTCGAGTCCTCGATGGCGGTCCATTATCTGTACCCTGCGTTATTAGCTCAGCCGGACAGAGCAATTGCCTTCTAAGCAATCGGTCACTGGTTCGAATCCAGTACAACGCGCCAGACTTATTTTTCCCGGCTCGCTTTTGCGGGCTTTTTTTTAAATGTCTCACAATTCAGACGGTTGACAGTTGTCTGTTTTGCGGGGAGTTTGTTAAAAGAAACTGGCATGGTGAATCCCCCTGTGCGGAGGGGCAATCAGCAACTGGTGTTTTGTCACCGACCCTTATCCTTTCTGTGCGGGTTCAGGTGCTGATACTGAACTCACCGGGAGGCACCCGGCATCATGTGCATGATGATACAGATACGCGGCTTTAGCCCCTCTCCGGAGGGGCTTTCTTGTGGGCAAAAAAAGCCCGAGTGGGTTCGGGCAACAGCATGAGATATACATTTTTATAATCGAATGGATTTTAACCAGAATTCATAAGGCTGCGCAACTGCGCGGTCTTTTTCGAATTGCGGGCTGTCGTCTCTCTTCTGCCATTGTCCTGTAACTTCCGGACTTCAGCCCGCTCCTTATTTTACTCACAATATTATCCCGGCCGGGAGGATTCATGGCATTTAAACACTATGACGTGGTCAGGGCGGTATCGCCGTCAGACCTTGCGAAACGACTGACACAAAAACTGAAGGAGGGCTGGCAGCCGTTTGGTAGTCCGGTGGCCATAACCCCTTATACCCTGATGCAGGCGATTGCAGCAGAAGGTGATGTGGTGGTCAGTGGTGCAACTGAGCCGGATTGGTACTACGTCATCGTACTGGCCCGGCATTCCAGGCCATAAAAGACAGTCTGGCAGTGGGACTAAATGCACTGACGCTGATGGATATTACCAAAAATGTAACGTATGGCGTTGAGATAGAAAGTCTGGCGCTGGAGATAAATGCACCGGCATCATCATAAAAAGTGAGCCAGTCAAATGGAAGGTATCGTTAAACTCACCGGTAGTGTCAGTGGGTCGTCTGAGACGCTTGCATGAGTTATCAGAGCCATCAGTAGTTAACTGGTGGCTTTTTTATTGTTTTCAGCTTCCGGATAACGGGAGACGGGGTATGGACCAGATGGAAAAAATCACAACAGGTGTGTCATACACCACGTCAGCGGTGGGAACGGGCTACTGGTTCCTGCAGTTGCTGGACAGGGTT